TAACAATATCCAGGATAAAACTTATTCATATTATAAGGAACTCCATAACGACCCATTTGACCATTATTATTCCAGTAAATGTATATTGTTTTTGTTTCTTCATCAACACGATGTTGATAAGGAAATTTAGTTTTCACTGCTGTAGTGGAACGATCTATTTTGTTCGACATTTTTTTTAGTTTGTTCTGAATTTGGTTTCTTGTTAGATCTTACTATACCTGCGGTAGTTTGTCCAATCGAAGGATCTGGATTATTTCCATACTTTGCTCTTCCAATACTGAAAGGCTTTTCTCCACTTCCGTCAGTTGATACCAGTTTAGCATCTTGACCTGCTCTCTGAATAATTACACTATGCTGTGGTTCACCAGATGGTCCTAGTTTCTTACCAATGTACCTCACCATTCTCTCAAAACCTTTCTGAGATTGTGTGTTCGGATTTCTTGTGAGTTGGTATGAAACTTCGGTCTGAGGCTTTCCTTCGCCCGTTTCGTCATAAGATCCAACAACTTGGCTAAACCCAACTCTTTTTCTTCTGAGTTTCTTTTTAAGATATTCTCTCTCATCACGATTCTCTCTTTCTGACTGAGATCCACGATCACGAGATACCATTGCGGTGTCTCTTTCTTGTGTGTTTCTCATCATTTTATTGAGAGTGGCTTCACCAATAGAATAACATTCTGCCATAAATTCTTTAAATGTTTTCATATCTTTATGTTTTTAGTTATTTAGTTACCTTGTTCTCTCTGCTTGCTTACGTTTAGCAAATTGCATATAGGTTTCACCTGGTTTCAGTCTATTACTATAATCAGGAATTTTTTGTGCTGAAGTGCTTTGTTTCCCATCTTCACGAGCTCTCATTTAAGATCCCTTACCAGGAAGTGTTCTGTATGTTTTTGAATCTGGATGCCACCAATCACCTGCTTCAATCATAAATTCTTGAAATGTTTTCATATTAGCAGATACTTTTTAGATATTTAGGCAATAAGAGAAATAAATTCTCCAAGAAGTTTTTTATTCAGTTTTTTAGTTTTTAAGGACTTCACAAAAGCAGATTTAATTTGTGCCTTTGTTGCATCATCAGCAACATCAAATTCTGAATCTTGTGCCAGAGCACTTGAGGAAAGACCAAAATAAGCATCATAAGCAGAATTAGTGATTTTAAAACTTTTCAGTTTTTTCCAATCGGATTGAATTTTATCATACTGTTTATCACTATTAGAATGATAAAGATTGATAAAACGATTAGCGTCACGTCCACAAAGAACACGAATACCGATAAAGTTTACGGTTGGAAACTTATCTTTGAGATTACGAAGAAGAGTATCAGTGAACTGATGATAACCAAAATCAAATTTATAGGTAGTTCCAAGTTTACGGTCACGAAGAAAAGTTTTCATGGGATTAATTCCTACAGCACCAACACGATGTCTATTTTCCCAGGGACGTTTTACTTCTTTATGATAAGAAAGGTAATTTGCTTCACCATCAGTCAAAACAACACACTGAACCTTTTGAATTTTGTTCTCTTTCTGAAATTTAGGAAGAATTTGATGAAGAGCAATCAAAGATTCATTTAAAGGAGTACCAGAAAGAGACAATCTTTGAGGAAGAATATATGGAGTTCGGTAGGTATCGGCAAAAGATACAGCAAAGCGCCAAACATTCATCATCTGATGCTCCAATTCTTTACCAGAAATTTTACTAGTAAGAAGATTAATCAAAGAAAAACATTCTTCAACGCACAACAACCCTTCTTTCTTTTCATAGTGAGAAGTGCGATCCGCAGCTTTAAACGTCTCAGTTTCATAGTCATATTCGCCGCGACGCCATTCATTCGTAAAGGCATAGACTTCAAAAGGAATGGAAACTTTCTTACAGAACCAAACAAGATTGAAAAGTTGCTTGCAAGTATCCGTCATAACCGGACCCATAGAACCAGACCAGTCCAGAATGAACACTAGTCCATGATTCTTACCTTCAGCAAGAGTGGTGACCTTGCGAAACAAGTCTTCTTTATATTTGTAACTATGAAGTTTAGTGCAATCAAAAACACCAGTTCTAGAAGTAGAAGCACGAGCATAAGAATCTGCTGCCTTACGGCACTCAAACTCTTTTACTAGATAGTTGACTTCCTTTTGGGCAGACAATTTAAACTTTTTAAACCCAACATCCGCATTCAGAAACAAACTTTCAGGAGTAAGATGCTTGTAGTTTTTTTTTAGATTTTCCTCGTAAAACTTCTGCTGTCGATTAAAACATCCATCAATATCTTTATGAATATCCGCATTTTTACCAATCACAGTATCAAGATTGACTTGAGGGATTTCCACATAAACATTATCTCCCCAATCGTCAGAACTCACAAGATCCTTAAGTTTACTTTCAAGAGAATCTGCAGTACGAACTTCAGGTTCTTCGTCTTGTTCAGAAAGGTTTACGATGTTTTGATTTTCTATAGAATTTCCAGATTGTTTAGTCTGATCAGATTTTGAAGATTCATTTTCATCTTTTTCATCTTGACTAATTTGAATTTCTACATTTTGACTTTCAGATTCATCCTCTTGTTGGTTGAGATCAACGTCAGCAACTTTCTTCTGCTGTTTTTGTTTTTTCTTACAATAATTATAAAGGACCTCAGCAGCAATCAAAACCTCAGGGAAAGTTTCTACATCGGTAATTTGATTGATAATATCAATCTCTTCGCCACGCTCAATCAAAATGTCAGTAAAATTGCCAATCTTAAACCACAGGTTTGCACGGTCGGCAAGGTTCATCTCATTAATCTTTTCATCAGCGATCTGAAAGAAATCATCATCGGCAAGTTCTTTATAACCGTTATAGAAAGTTTTAGCAAGACCAGCATAACGACGCTTCATCAGTTTCTCGATACGAGCATCTTCTACAATATTTACAAACTGTTGAGGAACCTTAACATTTTCGGTCCAATCCTCATCAGGAGTAAAGAGAGCGTGACCAACCTCATGACCTACCAACAGATCATAAACAGTGTTGCTTGCCTTATCCCACAGAGGCAAAGTGAGGACACGGGTATGCACATTAAACTGAGCAGTATCTACCTTCTTATGCTCAACCACAAGATCTTCGGTAGCAAGCAGTTTAGCAAGTTGAGACTTGATTTCGTGGCGAACTGACATCGGATTTGTATTGTATGAGTCCATCATAAAATGAGAGGTCGCCTTTTGGGCGACCCATGTGACGTTTTTTAAATTGTCTAAGGCGTTCTTTTGCTTGCCTAATTGCTTGGGGGGGTTTTCTTTCCCTTATTGGGGCGGCGCGACGGGTGGCGTCCACTCTCCCAAATTTTGTAGTGTGTCATTGAAATAATGAATCCTATCTAGGAATTTTCAGATTCTATCAAAAAATTTATCTTCCCAGTCTTCGTCTTGTGTCACTCATGAAGACATTCTACTAAAACCTTTTATTTTTTCAAATCGAATGACATTATCAAATTTATCTTGTAAACCGTCTTTGTGAGAGATAACAAAGATATTTGCATCTTTGATAACATATTGAATAATTTTGAGAAACTCATCAGTGCCAAATCCATCTAAAGAACTATCAAACACTTCATCCATAATTAAGAGATTTGTGCTTGCAGAATTCTTTAACTTAGCAACTTCCCTCCAAGTAAAAAGAAGTGCTAGGTCAATTCTCATCTTTTCACCCTCACTGAAGGAGCTATAAGAAAAGTCTTCGTGAATAGGTGATTGGACGGTTTCGTTAAACTCCTCATCAAGAGTAAAGTTAATATAAAACTCCATCATCTGAAGATAACGATTCACCTGTTGATTAATCAGTGGCAAATACTTCTTAATGATTTTTGATTTGACTCCACCATCTTTAAGCAAACTATACGAAAAATCGTAATAGTTAATAGAATCTTTTTTAGAAACAAGTTCGTCGTATGTAGTTTTTAAATTTTCTTTGAAGGACTCTAACTTCTCATGTTCAGAATTTCGGTTTGCAAGGTTCTTGGTAATAGTTTGAATTTCAGACTCAAGGTCTCTGATTTGTCTTTGACATCCAGAAATCTTAGTATTGTTTTGAGAAATTTCATGCGTTAGTTTTGTAATTTCCTTTGATAGTGCTGTGAATTGACGCTCTCTCTCCTCTTCTTCTTTAATTGCCTCCTCTAGTTCTTTATAACCAGATTGCAACTCTTTTGCCTTATTTTGAGCGTCACTAATTTTATTTATTCTAAAGTCTTCCTCAATAGGTTGTGTGCAGGTAGGACAAACAGTATTCTCCATAAAGAACTTATGCTCTTGAGTAATCGTCGATACTTTTTGTGAAACTTTACCTTTAAGGCTTCCTAACTTACGAAGTTTTTCTGCCGCACCGGTTACAATCTCTTGCTCCTTTGTATACTTGAAAATATCCTCTTCCAGAATAGAATTATGATTCATGTAAATACTAACTTCAAAATCTAACTTGGTAATCTTTTCTTTATTGGTATTGATATTGGCATTACCACGATTTTCCAACTCTTCAATAAATTCTTTTTGCATGTTAACTCTATCAAGAAGAGATTCTTTTTTAAGTTCTAAAGTCTTAATTTCATCACGAATATGACGAATCTTTTCTTTGATGATGACATTCATGGAAGAAAATATTTTAATGTCCAGCAAATCTTCAATCACCTCACGGCGATGAGCTTCTGAAAGTTGCATAAAAGGGACAAAAGTGCTGCTACCCAGAATTACGATCTGCGTAAAAGACTTATAATTCATTTTAAGAACATTTTGTTCTAACCATTTCTGCTGATCAATCGCAGCAGAAGATTGATCTAATGCCGCACCATTTCTCCAAATTTGAAATACTGCTGGTCTGATACCACGAACAACTTTCCATTCAACAGTTCCAATAATAAAGTTGACTTCAACAACACAATCTTTTTCATTTATTGTATTAATAAGTTGAGGTTTATTGATCTTCCTAAATGGTTTTCCAAACAAAGAAAAAGTAAGTGCATCCAAAATAGTAGACTTACCTGCACCATTTGTTCCGATGATTAAATTTGTATGATGATCAGCAAAACTAACTTCCGTAAACTGATTGCCAGTTGAAAGAAAGTTTTTCCATTTTATGGTTTTAAATAAAATCATATTCTTTAGGGGGAATTACAATATCATCAGAGGTAATAATTGTATACTGATGTCCGTGAACTTTACAAGTTTTAATCATTATTTCATCTTCAATTTCAATCACATGCATCTCTGGATAATCGTCATCTTCTAACATCATAGCATATCTTGCAGCATCATCCTCTTCTTCGAAAAGATAAAGAATGTGATCTCCATCATTATCTACAACAGAATATGCACCTTCATTTTCTCTTCCACGAATCATTAATATATACATGTTTACGCCAACTCACAAGCTTCCTTATAAATTTCTTGAATCAATCCTCTAACGATAGATTTATCTAAGTTGATCTCAGACTCTTCGATATATCTATTCAAAATAGTTATTGTGTCTTCAGATTCAAATGCCTCAAAATCTTCAGATTCTTCAATTTCAAAGTTTTCTACGATCTTTAATTCGGAAACATTTGAAGAATAAAGTTTGTCAATGAACTTTTCAAATTTTTTAGTATCTGTCTTTTTACGAACAACTACTTTTACAATTTTGTTTTCATATTCACGAGTATCAAACGTTTGATAATTTGTATCCTCATAGTAAATGTTATAGAACAAACGATATGGATTATTGACTGGCGTGTGCTCTAGAGTTTCCGTATCAAAAATATGAAATCCACGAGTATCATTTACGTCGTTCCAAAACATCTCATAAGGATTGCCTAGATAGAAAACAGTTCCATTATCAGAACGAGTATGATAATGCCCAGAAAAAACTTTTACAAATTTTTCAAATGGATTAGAATCCATACCATCTTCCATAGTATGACCTTTATATGCTTTAAATCCACTCAGTTCAAGGTGTCCCATAGCAACTTTTACTTTTGATTTTTCAATCATATTAAAAGTGAGTTCCTGATTATCCGAACAAATCCAAGGAACAAAAAGGACTTTAAGTTTGTCTAGTAAAATTTCTTTTGGTTTGGAATATACGATTACATTATTATACTCACGAAGCAACAAGTCTACGGCATTTACATCGTTAGTATTCTTATAGTAAGCAGTATGGTTACCAACAATAGTATGAACCGTTACTCCCATTTGTTGGAGGCGATCATAGTAATTATTTTTTGCCCAATACAGAGCAGAAAAATCAATACCCTTACGACTATCAAAGGTATCACCCATATCAACAACTGTGGCAATATCTTCTTTTTCTAGTGTAGGAAAAAACACATTATTATAAAACTTCAGAAAATAATCATGAAAGGGTTTAGAATTCTTTCGTGCTCCGAAGTGCTGATCGGTGATAATAGCGACTTTCATTCAATATCGGAGTTTGGAATGGACACCATCTTTGATGGTATTATAATCGGAATAGTTCTCGCCGTCAACTAAATTATCGTCGGTGAATATCTCAGAAAATCCAGAACGCTCAATAATTTTGTTCTTTATTTCTAACTGACGTTTCTCTCTTTGAATCCTACGAAGAAAAGCATAGTGAATGATTTGTGTGAAATACGCAAAAGGATTTTGCGATTTCTCTGGATTAAAATTATGAATATATTGGACACAATTTTCAATACCATCAGAAATCATATCTTCCTTGAACGTATAGTTCACAAAATTTGGTTTGAAAGAAAGGTGATTTGCAATCTTCAAGAAACACTCTCCGATATAACGAGAAATGGGAGGTTTTGTTAACCAAAAATTTGATCTTTCATCTTTAGTTGGTTCTCTACCATACTTTTTGATAAAACTGATTTCAACATCCTCACAATACTTTGTGAGGGCAGCAAGAAACTCTTTATTATTTACGTAATGTTCTGACCTTTTTCTTTTGGTCATAATGTCTGTAGTAATCATAAGTTTTACTCATTATTATGTAGATATAATAACACTTTTAAAAATAGTTGACAAATTTCTCAAATCTGATAAAATAACCTTTGTGAAGGTTGAAAAGTTATATTAACTACTTTTATAGAGTTTCTCTAAGATATCTTTAGCATCATTTACACTCGAAAGATATCCCATTTGACGATTAATGTTTGATTTATTGTTTTTTCTCTTATAGTATTGCCTCAAATAAGATTGATACATCTCAATCATTTCAATATCATAAGATTCAGAAAGAGTTAAAACATCATCAAGTTTGATAATAAAAATATCTTCTGTTGTTGTCTTTAACCAAGGTTCTATCTTATAACCAGATTCACCACCTCTATTTTTGTATTCAGAGACTACAATTGGGTTTGAAACAATCAAAAAAGTTCCCTCTTCCTCTTCTGAGGCTGCAACTTTGGCAAAAACTTCTTCACCAGATTTAAGTTTGAGAGTGCAGTAAAAATCTTCCTCTATCATTTTTTTAGTTGTATTGTGACTATTTCATAATTAAAGTTTTCCTCATTATATATTTTAATTCGTTCTATTAAATGATTTAGTGTATAATTCTTTTTTGAGTTATAAGTACAATCATCAGAAATATCATATAGTACTGCCTTTGTTTTATTTTTTCCTTTTCTCAGAACTCTTCCAATCGATTGAAGATTTCGAATTCTAGATTTACTGGGAGAAGCAAATATTACATTATGTAAATTTTGAATATTTATACCAGTGGAAAATGTACCGTAAGAAGCAACTATAATCGCATCACTTTCTTTTTCAGTAATTTCTCTTGTAAGTTCTCTTTCTTCTGTATCTACACCACCATGAATAAAGAAGACTTTTCTATCATTCTTCTTGCTATTATTTATCATTTCATATAATATAGATCCATGAGTTTCTACTCTACTATATAAAACTAAAGTGTTTCCTTTTAAATCTAAAGTTAAGTTTTTAATAAATTTATTTCTTTTCTCATGAGAAATTAAATATTGTATTTCATCTTCATAAACATCAAACTTTTGAGGAGGATGTTTGAGAATAATACACTGAATATCTAATTGTGAAAGATGACCATGTTTCATTAACTCATCAGTTCTTGTAACTTTATAAGAAGGGCCAAACAATCCCTCTAAAACCCATTTGTGAGTTTGGGTACCATCAAGAGTACCGGTAAATCCAAAACGATATTTTGCGTGATGAAGTTTTGTCATAATTTGAATTAGTGACTTGCTTTTGAATAAATGAGCTTCATCACCTATAATTACATTATAGTCTTCAAAAAAAGACCTTTCTAATTTATAAATAGATTGCCAGGTCGTAATTGTGACTGAGTATTCATTTGTCTTCTCTCTACCAAAATAAATCTTGTGGCAATATGACTCAGAATCCCAACCATAATCTTCAAAATCTTTATACATCTGCTCTACAAGAGATGTCGTTGGAACAACTAAAAGAATTTTTTGCCCTTTATCTACATAGTATCTTACGATTGAATAAATCATCAGAGATTTTCCTGAGGCAGTGGGTGATATCAGTAGTTTTCGATTATATTTTAATGCATCGTATACTCCATTCACTTGATAATCACGAGGAGTATGAAAGCAAATAGAACTCATATAATCTTTTACACCCTCTAATGATATTCCTTCATTTACCTCAAAAGGTTGTCCATAAAACTTATTATCTTCAAACTTATATGTGTAATTAAATTGTTCGCAAAAATTTATAACTTTATCTAAAAGACCTACATATATTTGCTTACTTCTAATATCGAATAAGTGTATTTCTCCACTCCAATTTCTTCCTCGATATTGGGGCATAAATTTTGCACCAGGAACTTCAAATTTAAAATGATCCCTTAGTTCATATTCAATGTGAGGTTCTGTTTTTATTTTTAAAAATACTTCGTTAGACTTATATATGATTAGATTTTCTATAGTGTCTGTCACAAAGATTCATATGTCTATAAGTATTTATTCAACCCAATCCAGCATTAAATCGCAGAAATTCAATTGAGTTCTTAATTTGATATGTACGATTTTGAATAACTTTTAATATACTTTCAAGATAATATAACATCGTATCATAATAACAAATTTTCATATTAATTGATGAAAGTTTATCATCTGCATCAAGATATTTTTGCATAGTTTCTTTATCCCGAATTTTCTTTGGGAATGGATTTTCTACATAAACATCTGGATCTGCCTTTCCAGAGAAGTATTCATATCTTTCGTGATGAATATTTTTCTTTTGTTGCTCTGCTTTTTTTCTTAAAAGAATAATTGTATTATAAAGATCAAAATATTTTGCGTGAAGAACTGGTATATTTAAAGATTCTGTATGAAGATTATCCGGATCTATTTTTGCGTCATTTTCCCACATCTCTTGAATTTTTTCAATATCAACACTCATAATGGAGTTCCACTTAAATCTGTTATATTGTAGATAGTATACTTGAAACTCACATCTGCTGTAAAGTACTGAATGTCAGAATCAGTAGCAGTAAATATTAATGTTGTCAATGAATATGGAAATAAGTTATTAAATCTAATTTGAAAATTTGGAACAAAATTGCTACTTAATATTTGAAGTGTTCCATCAGAATATATGTCCATTTCCTTTTGAGCATACTTTCTTCCCCCCAGAAATCCAGAATTTTGTAAATTATAAATCTCTTCCAAACTTTCTGGATATCCAAGACCACGAATCCAATTTTGAATTTCCATATAATTTTCAAGATCTTCATCAACCATAAAACGCAGATTCAAATCCCCAAAAATAATTTTATCTCCTGGAGTATCAATATCTTTTAGATAAGAAGGTTGTATTGCAACACCTAGAGTTAAATCTGGAATATTTGCCTCATTACAAAAAAATGCAACTTTAGGACTTCTTTTTATCGTGAACTTAAATCCACTTGGTGAAAGAAAATTACGATTTTCAATTTGAGCTGATGTAGTGGATGTCATTTTTTTAAGTATTTAGATAAAAAAGGACCCATATGCATATGAGTCCTTTTGAAGATTTGTGAGAAAGACTCACATTAGATTTTTTACAGCAACTCTTCTATAGTAACGGTTGGCATTTACTATAAGTCTTCCAAGTCCTTGAGTAGTGCCTTCGGCAAATGGATTGGCAACAATACCATAACGAGTCTTGAATCCAATTTTTGGTTGGAAGGAATTCTCACCAACGGCACGAACCATTTGGAGAGGAACATAAGGACAATAGAACAATCCAGCATCATAAGGTGAAGAACCCTTATAACCAACAATATAATATTGATTACCAGGAGTAGCATTACCTGAGGTTAGGTTTGCTGCATATGGATCAATGTAAACACGATACTTACCTTGAAGAACACCAGCAAAGGTGTTACCAGTATCGTCAACATTGAGATTGGCATTGAGTGCAGGAGTGTAGTCAAGAACACCAGCCATAGTCAGTGCTGAAGCAACGTCAGCAGAGCACATGATGATATTACCCTTTCCACGACGAGTTCTTTGTGCGATTGCATTAGCATCACGCTCAATTTGGAATAGAAGTCCTTTGAACTTCTCAACTGACCAACGACCATTGGAATCAACATCAAGGTCAAATATACCTGCAGTAGCAACGTTTTGAACAGCACCTTGCTCAGCTACCTTATAAATGGTTCTGATAACCTCACGATTGATTTCAGCAAGAATCTCTGTTGAGAGAATATTTGCTAATTCTGCTTCGGCATTTAGACCGTGAATTGCCTTGAGGTCTTGAGCGAGTTCTAACGAATACTCAGCTTTCAGTGCTCTTGACTTTGCAGTTACAGTGATTTTCTCGATTGAGAATGCCATCTGGTTAAATGCATCAGCGCCAGTACCATCAAGATTTTCTGCATCACCAGTCACCATTCCCTGACCAACATTATATGCTGTTGAGGTAGCAGTACCAACAGGGTTAAGAACTGAAGGATTGGTTCCACTTTGAGCAGTAGTACCAATACCAGCAGCAGCATCACTGAATCCTGCAGTTTCATCAAGACCTGCATCTTGACCAGAGAATGCAGAATCTACTTCGTTGTAAAATGCTTCAGTGCCACTCTGATTAGTATAACGTGAACGCATTGCAAAGATGAGTCCAGTAGGACCACTCATTGGTTGTACGCCAGCAAGATCATAAGCAACCAAATTAGGCATTGAACGTCTAATTAATGAAATTAGAACGGGATCGAAACCAGCAGTAGGACCAGCAGCAGCTGCACTGCCGCCGAATCCTCCACTAGCACCAGCAGCATTACCGCTGTTGGTTGGAGATTCCATCAACATTGACAATGAACCATTGTCGAACGAAGACTGCTCTCTTAAAAATCTTTCTTGATTTTCTAACAGGACAGCAGTTACTGCTCTACGATGCGAATCTTTGATTGATTCAAGACCCTCATAGTTGAGTAGAGGAGCCCACTTTTCCTGCAGATGTTCTGATTGAAACATTTGCGTTTACCTTTAGTGTGTTTGTTTACGTTTGATTTAATATTAAAATCAATTATTTCCTGAATCTTGAAAGAGTATTCAGGTAAGATGCCATCGTTCCTGAAATAGATTCAGGTGCTGAATCTAATCCCTCAGAAAGGGTTTCGGTTTTAGCATATGGAGAAATTATTTTTGTTGGAAAATAAGATTCCTTTAGTGTCTCCAGTTTTTGACGATATTCTGCTTCACTTTCAAACTCTACACTTTCGGCAAGTGAGGCGAGCTTCTCTTTCTGAGTGTACGCAAGACCCTCAGAAATTTGATCTAAGATTCCGTCAGCAACCGACTCTGAGAGACGCTTGTTTAGGAAAACATTTTTCTCAATTTGCTCGTTGAGTTTTGTTTCCATTTCATCAAGTTTGTCTACCATGCTCTCTAGAACATCATATTTATCTTCAGGGATTGATACATAATGTTCTTCAAAAAGTCCTTTCAGACCAGTCAAGAAGGACTCAGTGAGTTCTTCTTTCAGACCTTTTTCAATTGAGAGTGTGTTTTCAGCAAACCACTCATCAGCAACATATTCTAAATAAGAATCTACACGATCATTTAGTGCTTCTTTGATTTCTTCAATTTCTTCTAAAAGTGCTTCAGCATATCTGATCTCAAGAGATTCTTTGATTTCACTAATTTTTGATCTGAGTGCAGATTCAAAAACAAGTTTTGCTTTTTCTCTGAACTCTTCGGAGAGATCTTCTCCACCAAGAAGAGCATTTACATCTTCTTCAAGATCAAACTCTTCTTCTAAATCCTCATCATCTTCTTCATCCTCGTCCTCGTCTTCATCTTTTTCCTTCTTCTTGCCTTTTTTGTGATTTTTATCTTCATCTTCATCTTCATCTTCATCTTCTTTATCGTCTTTTGCATCTTCGAGATGTTCCTCTTCATCATCATCTTCGGAGTCTTCTTTCACTTCTTTCATTGCATCAGCAGTACTTGCTTCTTTGTTTACAACATCTCTCACTTGTTTGAGTGTTACACCAGGAGTTTTGAGTTTGGCTGAATCATCATCTGACTTATAATTTTCTGGAGTAGGACCACCCAAATCTTCCCAACTACCAGTTTGACCAG